TTTCGTGATAACTCTATCTAATCGTTGGAATGAAGCCGTTTCTCAATGGTGATGGATTGTCGCACCACTCGAGATACCACTCCCAGAGTGTCGTTGGATTCATCATTTTTCCACTGCGGCGGTCACCACCTCTTCGGTTGGCGGTGGATGGATAAAGAGAGGCGGAGCCTTGCATTGCCTGACTCCGCCTTCCATGGTGTTTTCTTGTGTTTCGACTTGCATTACTTTATTTACTGTGCTAATATAGTTTATGTCAAGGAAAGGAGGTGAACATGGAAAACATCTGGCAGACCGTCAAGGACATCGCCGCGATACTCGGCGACATCGGCTCCGCGCTGGTCGGAATATCAACCGTCATCCTGATATTCATCCACCGGCCAAGCCGACACGGACGGCGCTGAAAACCGAGTCCCGGATTCTCTACCTATCCGGGACTCGGCCCCACCAGATTAACCCATGCGCACAATGAAGGACAAACTAATCAAAATCGCGTTCGCGGCAGGAATCGTGAGCCTGCTGCTCGGCGTCGGCGGCAAGGCTCTCCCGGCAGGCACGCTCGGATGCTTCGCCGGAATCCTCGCCCTCGCCTCCACGAAATGGGAGGACGGCGAATGACCACCGAATACCTGGGCGTCACCGACGTGGCCAAACGGCTCGGCATCAGCACGGCCGCAGTCAGCGCCTACAAGCTCCCCGAGCCGGATGCCACGATCGGCCGCACGCGCGGATGGCTCCCCGAGACCATCGACCAATGGAACGCGCAGCGCCCCGGCCGCGGCGTCGGCGGAGGCAGGCCACGCAAAAACAAGACCAAATAACAAAAAAGCCCCTCCCCCAGCGTAATGCTGAGAGAGGGGCAAATGTTAAAAAACGGGTGTAAAAAATTCCACGGACACTACAGTGCCGCAAATTTTTCCACACCAGAGTTTGAGTTTCCGGCGCGAGTTTGAGTTTCACGCCAGAAAATTAATCACTGGCCGGAATCGTCGGTCTTGGCCGACGTGAGCTGACTCACGCCGATCAGAGCGCCGACGAACACTCCGACGGCATTGATGGTCGTGACGATCTCACCGCAATGAGGCAATCCCCACTGCGGGCCGACCACGCCGACCAGCCACGCGACGGCAGGCAGGGCTATCAGCGCGACCCACTTGAGCACCTGATACGCCTTGTCGGGCAGCAGATAATCAGTCTTTTCGTCCATTTTCGCACCTCCTTAAAAGTGGAATCGAAGCCGGTCAGTGCAAGGCCTGACCGGGATAAATCGTGTAAGGACTACGCAAGCCGTTACGCTGGGCAGCCGCATACCAGCCGGCGCCGTAGATCTTCCACAGGCTCTCGCCCGCAGTCACCACGTGGGACGTGCCGGTCACGTGCGCGCCGACGCTGGAAGCGGTCGTGCCGCCGTAGCAGACGCGGTTGCCTGGGTAAATGCGGTTGATGTTTCCGCTGGGCACGCTCCATGCGCTGGCCGGAGTATGGCTGGTGCGGTTGGCGATCGCGCTCATCGTGTCACCGGAGCCGACCACGACGCAATACGCGCCGCCACTATTGCCAGCCACTGCACCGCCACTGCCTGCAAGTCGGCGGTTGACGATGGCCATGACCTCGCTGTAGCGGCTGCCGAGCAGCTGACGGCGTTGCGGGTCGTTGCCGTATTCGCCTCGAATCACAGAGCTTGCGAGCACATCAGCTGACGCGACCGGCGCGCCATTGGTCTTATTGTTTTTCGGCGGCGTAGTCGTGTTGGACGTGACCGAGGATGCCGGAGCGCCCGCATACTTCGACCACGTCACAGCATCGCCATAGAACCAGTTGACGTCCACTGCGCCGGAGATGCCGCCAACAGAGCCACTGCTGGAATACTGCCATGCGGCCGCGAAAGGCCAAGGGCTCACGGAATAGGGCACAGCTCCCGGATTACGGAGCCGGTCACCCGTGTAACCGGCAGGATAGCCAGCCACCCACAAGCCAGCATTCGTGGCCACGACAGCCGACCAGTCACCGGTCGGAATCATACCCGCGCTCATGTAGATCAGCGGGTTGACACCCCACGTGGCTTTCACGCGGTTAACCCACCTGAGCGCCCACCATGTCTGCTTGCCCCAATATCCGCCAGGAGCGGACGGCTCCCAGTCAAGCACCGGAATCGCACGCCCGATCATGCCGCGCGCGCGGGCCTCGGACACGAATTTATCGGCCTCGGCCTCCGGCGTGCTGGTCTGCGGGCTGGCGAAATCATAAGCACCCTCACGGATGCCAGCCGAGCGTGCCGCGTCAAGCTGGCAATTGGCATAAGGGTTGACGTATCCGGTGCCCTGGTTGAGCTTGATGAACGCGAAATTGACGCCCGCCGCCTTGGCCTGCGCGCCGTTCCAGCAGCCTTGGTAGCTTGCGGTGTCCACGCCGGTGTCTGCCGACGCGACAGGTGCGACGATCATGCAGACGGCGATCATGGCGGCGGCGAATGGCTTGCGCCAGTCGCGCGACACCTTTTTATGTTTCGGATGGCTTTTATTGAGAATCTTCACAATCCTCCTTTCCGCCCGTTTCCAGGCAAGAATAAAGGCCACCCGGTGTGGGTGGCCTTGGAAAAATCGAGTCAGCGCTTGTGTGCGCCGTGGTTGAAGACGAGGATGAGTGCGCAGAGCAGCAGAAGGAGCGCGATGGGTATCATTGGTCCTCCAATGTTTCCGGCGCGACGTCCGCGCGCAATTCGTCGGGCAGGTGCGGTTTAGGATGCCGTGCGAGGAATCCCGGTTCGACGACCTCGCAGAATTGCTGGAGCCAGTGGAAAAGATTGCGCGTGTAGGCAGTCAGGGCGAAATATTTCTCCTGCTGCTTTTCCAAATGCCTGATCTGGCTCTCCTGCGAGTCCACTTGCTCGCGCAATGGCTTGATGACGGAATCCGTGAGGATGTCGCAAGCTTGGGCGGCGATCTGGGCCGTGTCCTTGCGGCGGCTGGAAACCGCTCCGATGATGGCGCCCACTCCCCCGCCACCGACCAAGGCGACGAGCAGCGACGTCCAGAACTCCGTACTCGAAAAAAGCGATGGCATCAATCCTCCCAGGGATCAAGCTTCGCCTGAACGTCGGCCCGGTATTTTTCGGGCACGTCGTCCATTTCCATGCGTCCGGCCTTGACGAGGCGGACATACAGGCGGACGGCTGCCGCGCGGTTGACTTTGGCCATGGTCACTCCTCCTTTCCAGGCTCGGCGGTGTCGGCATCAGCGCCGCCGGTGGTGGTCTTGTCCTCCGTCGCATCGGTGTCGGACGGCGTGTGGTTGGCCGAGTCATCTGTGGAATCGTCGGCGAGGAGGTCGGCCAAAAGCTGGGCGTTGTCCAGTGAGGACTGCTCCAGCGCAGTGATGCGGTCGAGCACCGGCTGGGAGCTGGTGACGTCGCCTTCGAAGAGCATGTCGGCCTGCTCGATGGCCTCCTGCTCCTGCAAAGGGAGCACCTGGTAGGATTCGATGGCGGTCCATTCGCTCCATGCAGGTGTCTGGTCGGTGGTCTCGTGGGTGACCTGCTTGATGTTCTTGCGGATACGGATGTCGGCCGTTCCGTCTCCTCGAGCGTGGTAGTCGAGCTCCTGCAATTGCTCGGAGGATGATACCTTCTGGATCATTGTGTTGTCCTTCCTGTTTTGGCGGCGGAGACCACGTGTCTCGCCTGGTGGAAAATCCTGTCGATGTCGTGGCGGCGGCGGAACGCCACGCTGTCGGAGTGGTAGAGCCATCCGTAGTAGCTGATGCATTTGCGCGCCATGGCCATGGTCATCGGACGTTTCGCGGCGCGGGCGTATGCGCGTTCGGCTCGGAGGAATATGGCCGGTCTGACTCCGGTGCGTCCCGGACGGAACGTGTAGCCGACCATGTCTATCGGCTCCGCTCCGATGTGTTTGACGTTCCAGGTCGAGTGGATCTCGAGATGCAGCCGGTCACGCAAAAATCCTCGGAGGCGTTTGACCGCGATGGTCAGGTCGCGTTTCGACCGGCCGATGAGCAGTATGTCGTCGGCATAGAACAGCACGTGGGTGACGAGACGGCGCCGTATCTCCTCGCCTTGCCTCCTGCGGCTTCGTCTGACGGCGGAGAGAGATCCCTCGGCGTAATGCCATGCCGCGGAAAGGTAATAGTTCGCGAGCCATTGCGAGAGGTACGAGCCTATGTTCAGGCCGCGGTCTCCGCGGTATTGGTCGACGAGTGTGAAGACGAGCCGCAGAAGACGCCTGTCGCCGACGTCATGGGCGAGCATCGTTTTGAGCACGGCACGGTCGATCGACGGATAGCATTTGACGACGTCGAGTTTGACGAAGACCCTGCTGTCGCGCTCCCTCACCCATTTTCTGATGGCCTTGCGCGCGTCGTTGATGCCACGGCCCGGGATGCTGGCGGTCTGCCAGCGTCCTATCTTCGCGTGGAACAGCGGCATGAGCGCGCGGGCCGCGACGTAGTCGTGGATCTGATGCTCGATGGTCTCCCTGCCGATGATCCTGACCTTGCCGCTGATCGGCTCGACGTGCCGGTGGTATGTGATCGGCGGGAGGTGGAATTCGCCGGTGCGGATGTCGTCGGCGACCTTGCGGGCGAATCGGTCGAGGTCGGGATGGCGTTCGAGGAATCGTCTGGCGTCCCCTCTGTGGCCTTTGCCCTTGAGGCAGGCGTCGATGCATTCCCGAACGAACGCCGGATCGGTGACGGGTGAATGTCTGCAGTATGTTTTGATTTTTCGTGTCCTTATAAGCTATGGGGACAATGGCGGCTTTCGATGCGTCTACCGGCCGCCTTCTCGGTTTGATTTTCGGAACTGGCCGGGGCTGGGCCTCCTCGCTTCCCACGCGGGAGGTAGTCGTGACGGAATGGTTGTTTTTGCTGTCCTCATGGGCGGCCGCCGTAGTTCCACCACGTGTTCGCGAGGCCGTTCCTGCAGTTCGAGCAGAACAGTCCACAGTGCGAACCGTCGTTGAGATTGCCGCCGCGGTGGAGCGGAGACGGATGGAACCCCCGGTGGTGTCGTCACGAATCCCCTGATGGTTCGGCGGGGCGAGTGGAGGGGGCGTCGCCCCCTCGCTTCGCTCACCCCCACCGGATTCGAGCTACGCCCTCGTCCGGCCGAGGGTCGATAGGCGGCCGCCGCAGTACCACCACGTGCCCGCGAGGCCGCCCCTGCAGCCCGAGCAGAACAGTCCACAGTGCGAACCGTCGAGGAGATCGCCGCCGCGGCGGAGCTCGTGGAGTCCGGGATTGCTGATCGGGTTGATGAGCGTCGCGTCGGACAGGCCGCTGGTGCTGGTGCCTCCCCACTCTGTCGGGATGGTCATACCGTGGGAGAAGGTGAAGCCCTTGGCGTACTGCCAGTTGTTGTTGGTCTTGTCGGTGACGGCCGGGAAGTCGCCGAGGTGGACGTAGTCGGAGGTGATGGCCGACTTGGACGCCTTGGTCACGTCGAAGACCTTCCAGATCTCGGTGTGGCCGGCTGTATCGGAGTCCTTGACGTTGTTGAGGATGACGTCGGATTCGACCTCGTAGACGCCGGTGAAGATCTCGATGCCCTGGATGCGGATTGGCTGGTGGCTGCGCGGGATCGCGTCGGTGGCGTATCCGTCGGTGCCGAGCACGCCGTCGGTGGCGCCGGTCGGCCATGGCATCTGGGTGACGTGCATGGCGGTCGTGGTCGTGAATTTGCTGCCGGCCACGTTGATGGCGGTGGTGACGGAGTCCACGACGGTCTTGGACAGGACCTTCCGCCAGGATGCCGCCTCTCCGACCTTCGGGTCTCCTCGGTCGGTGCCCGAGCCGACGGAAATATAGGAGCCGACGTCGATGTATTGCGCGTCGGTCGTCTTGACGAGCGCTCTGGTGACGTTGGCTTCGGCCTTGCTGATGGTGATCTGCCCGTTGCCTCCGAAGTCTCCGCCGAGGGTGTTCTCGATGTTGCGGTCGGCGTATTTGAGCATGTGCATGAGCTGGATGTACCAGGTGTCGGCCACGGTCTTGCCGCTCCAGCCCTTGCCTTTCTTCGCGGCCTGATCGATGCAGCCGTTCTGCGAGCCGAAGGCGGTGGACGTCTGCTTGCCGGTGAAGGAGTGCGGGATGCCGGAGCCGTCGCACCATGCGCGGTATTTGGCGAACAGCATGCACGGGCGGAGGGTTCCGTCTGGGAGCATGGCACCGGGCATGGGCACGAAGCCGTCGTATTGGACGCCGCTGTAGCTGAGGGTCATGTACTGGGAGTCGAGCTGCAGCCGGTAGAAGCCCGTGGCGGTCATGACGAGCGCGTCGCCATGCGAGCCGTCGGCGGACCATGTGCCGGCCTTGTCCTTGATGGCCGTGACGAACGGATTGCCGGCGTCGTCGACGCCTCCGTTGACGTCCCACACGCGGAAGGCCGGAAGGGAGCGGTAGTCGTCGCGGCCGCTCACGGTGTTGGTGGACGGGACGATGGACAATCCGGCGTTGTCGTCGAGTTTCACGCTCTGCGTGCTGTTGGACGTGGTCCAGAGCGGGAACCGGACGGTATAGATGTTCGGATCCGCGTGGGCCGCGAAGTATTCCGGAAGATTGGTCACACGGCCGGTGGAGGCGTCGTAGTGGAACGTTGATCCATCCTTGTTCCTCTGGGCACGTTCCAGGCGCACGTAGTCGTTCAAGCGAAGGAGCTTATCAGGGTTTGCCATTGCGTTTCCTCTCAGTCGTTGATGGCTTCGACGGCCCAATCCACATCGGACTGGTCGATGTCAGCCAACGGATTGCCGGTGTTGGTTGGCGTGAGTGTTGATGGGTCGACGGTCACGAGGTCGGCGAAGTTGACCGGATTGGCGCTGTCTGGCACGTCGAAGGTGACCTTGAATTCGTGCTGTGTTCCGGCGCCGACATGCAGCTGATAGGCCCAGTCCTTTCCGGTCGGCGGAAGATTCAGCGTGATGGTGCCGTGCTGGTCGAGCGCGGTCTTGAGCGGTTCGTCGACCACGATCTTTTTGGTGGCGGTGGCGAAGCGGCTTGTGGGCGTGACGCTGATCGAGTCGTTGGCCAGGTCGACGATGCCGTTGGCGTCGAGTTTGCCGATGTCGATTTTGACTTGTGTCATCCGTGTCCTCCTTTAGAACAGTGGTTTGAAAAACGAGGAAAACCCACAAGCCGGAACGTCCCGCCGGAACGATGCCGATTGTGGGTTTTCACAAAGTGAAAGGTGTGAGAAATGCTGTTGGGAACGTTCGTGGATGAGGTCTGGTGGCCTGCCTGTGCGAAGCTCCGCGAGTGCACGAGGGTGGGCTACGAGTCGTCTTACCGTTGCCACATCCGGTCGAGGTGGGGTGGCGTCGATTTGGAGTCGATCACCGCATCAGACATCGAGGAATGGTTGGGATCGTTCGAGCAGGCAGGCGCCGCACGCAAGGCGTGGGCCGTGCTGAGGGCGATACTGCGGCTCGCCTACCGGCGCGGGGTCACGGACAATGACGTGACCAGAAGGGAGATCCGCTTGCCGCATCTCCGCCGTTACGAGCCACAGGTGTTGGACGCACGCCAGGTACGTCGGCTGCTGAAGGGCTTCTATGGCCACGCGTTGGAGGCATGGCTGTTGGTCTCCGTGTGCGCCGGATTGAGACGATGCGAGTCGGTCGGCATCGAATGGACTGATCTTGACTTACGGCGCGGCACGGTCACCGTCAAACGTTCCGTGCAATGGGTCGCCGGTCATGAGACCGTCACCGAACCGAAAACCGATTTAAGCCGCAGAACCGTCGCCCTACCAAGATTCGCAGTCAAACGACTGGCGGAAATCCGCCACGGCACGAAGACAGGCAGACTGGTCGGCAGTCTGAACGCGAACCAAGTGGCAAACCACTACCGCAGTTGGTGCAAGCGCATGAAACTCCCCTGCGTGCCGCCACGCAACCTGCGCCACACGTTCGGCACATTGGCCATCAAGGCCGGAACCGACATCAGCGTGGTCGCACGACAGCTCGGGCACTCCGACATCCAAACCACCGCACGGTATTACCTCAAGCCCGATCTGAGCGTGCTCAAGGACATGCAGCGAGCATGGCAACGACTGGTGTTGACCTGCTGAATAGCTTTCCGTAACCCAACCGTGGAAACCGCCGTATACGAACAACAGCCTCACGCTGTGTCGGGTCGGACGCACAGTCACGGTCAACGGCAACGTCAAGTTCACCGGCAGCGGAGTGCAGAACTACGCGATGGCGGTTGAGACCATCCCTGAAGCGTTCCGCCCACTCGCCGATCAGAGCATCATCGCGTTCCCGTCCTGCGGTTTCAGCCTGCTTGTCATGCGTGACGGGAAGGTGCAGATGCTTGGCGACCCGAAATCCGCCTACTCCACGGCGCACGGCTGCTGGATAACAGCACAGTAGCTTTCCGTAACCCTCTATAATGCCGATGGTTTCGTTGTCATCAAAGCCGGAATATTGATGCTCGTGAAGTTTAGCGGCGCGATAGGGGTCGGAAGCTGGGATGCGAAACAGTGCAAGTATGTTCTGCCGGAAGCGTATAGGCCGCCAATCGAGGTCAACAGCATGTGCTGCGTCACGAATGGCCAGACCGCGCGAATGCTTATCGTACAGGCCAACGGTATCATCCGGGTAGCCAACATGGGATCGACTGGTAGCAGCCAAGGTTGCGTCGGAACTGTCGTATACCCAATCTGCTAGCTTTCCGTAACCCAGACGTGCCAATTGCAATGGCAGTCCACCGTCTCGTTCGTTCCGGCGCCTTACGGCGCTTCGAACACCATCAAGGTCAGGGATGGTCTGATTTTCGTGGACCTGTCCTCGTTCCGAAGCTCCGTGAACGTCGGCAACTTCACTGTCTGGATGTTCAAATCGGGTGTGAAACCCTCCAAAGCGGTCAGTTTGGGGTGCATCGCGAACGTGTCAGGCATCGCGTACGGAAAACAGGCGACTTGGAACACGGATGGGTCGGTGGTCCTCATCGGCGGTGTAGGGCCAAACGATGTCATCCAATGCTTCTCGAAGATTATCCCCGTGCCAGATGGCGTGACATTCGCCTAGGCGAGCGGCACCGTGATGCATCCCTCGACCCATCCGCCCTTGCCGATCGTCATCTTCTCCGACGAGCGGAGGGCGATGGCGTTGCCCGCGGTCTGCACTTCGACGCCATGCAGCCCGACGCTGGAATTGGACACGGCGGCGCAATGCACCTCGAAAGCCGCCTCCAAGCCGGTTGGTAGCGTGAAAAGCTGGGATATCTCCCACTCCTTCGCAGCATTCCAGTCGGAGTTGAGGCGTGTGGCGTGGAATGCGACTATCAGCATCTTGCCGACCAGCGCGGTACGGTAATCCAC